CTTCGAATCCCGCATGAACGGGCGCTTGGGTTCTGCTGGTAGTCCTTCGGCCACGAGTATCCGCTCCCATTTCTCCTGCAGCGCAGCACGGTCCTCAACCGAAGGTCGGGTGCGTCTACGCCTCGGTTGTGATTGACCCATGGGTTTCACCTAGCTCTGCCAGAAGGTCGGCAGGGAAAGCCCAGTATGGCTTGGGAGGGTCGTCGTTGAATTGATCCTTCTGGATCCGCTTGTCTCTGTGTGCCAGCACTTGGTGCAGTTTGTCGAACGGTACGACGATGCACCGTTCGTTGTGTTGGTCGTAGAAGAACAGTTCGACGGGATGCAGCTTGTGCCACGAGATCAGCGATGCCCAGTCGGCAAGCTTGATCTTGCCTAGCTGGTCCCGCCCGAACCCTTTGCACTCTACGAGGCTGTGGCTGGTGAGAAAGTCAGGGGTGTGGCGGATGAACTCGGGCAGCATCGACATGCGCAGAGGCGGACGGTCTAGCCCGTATCGCACCCACCCTCGGTCGTTGCTGTCGAGCCAGGCCACGCACTGCGCTTCGGCAGCGTCCCCCATGGCCGTGTATCTCGTGCTCCACGACTGGTCCCTGAATGCCCCCATCAGTCCAGTTTCTTCCTCAGATACAGCCAGCCGCCGTCGGCGGTGAACGGTTCGTAACCGTCAGCGATGTAGTTCTTCCAGCGGTACTGCTGGTCGAACTGTGCACGCTGCACGTCCCATGCAGGTTCAGGCTTGGGCGGCGGCTTCGGAGCCGCCGCTTTCTTCGTTGCCTTCTTCGCTGCCTTCTTCGTCGGCTTCTTTGGAGTGTCCATTACCACTTCACCTTGTCTGCCCAGTACGCCGCAGACATCTTCCCCTTGGAGATGTTCTTGCTGTGTCGAGCCTTGAACGACTTCTGTCGCGCCTTCTCTTTGTCGCTCTTCGGACTCTTGCCTGCGCCCTTGACGCCCTGCTGCCCGAACCGAATCGTCTTGATCTGATCGCCTTCTTTGGCGACTACGATGTGAGACTTGGTCGGGTGGTTGGGTGTGCGCTTCGGCTTGTTGTAGCCGTCCACGCCTGCACGAGCGAGCCGTGGATCCTTCTTCTTCTTCTCTGCCATTACCTGTTCTTCCCTTTGTGCAGGCCATGCTTGGCGTGCTGCTTGCCCTGCTTGGTTGCTTCGCGCTTCTTCTTGTTGGCGGCAGACAAAGTCTTGCGCCCTTCGGGCGTTGACTTCAGCCTTTCGACTTGAGCTTCGGGCATGTACGCCTCGCCCGTCGCTTTGGATCCCTGTGTGGACGGTTTGCCAGAAGCTGTACGCCACTTCTCTTTGGTCCACTTGTCCAACAGCTTCTGTGTCTTGGTCTTAGGCATCAGTTCTTGTAACCCCCGCCCTTTTCCTTGTACTGCTTGGCCAACATCTGTGCCTTGCGGGCAGACCACTGGCCAGGCTTGCCGCCCTTGTTGCCCGCCTTGATCTGCTCAAACAAACGTTTACGCATGGCAGGCTTTGTGTAGTTGCCCGACTCGTTCACACGAGACTTGGACTTAGACGCTCGTTTCGCTGGCTTCTTCGCTGGCATTGTCGTCTCCTTCCAGATGCACAGGTTCGTCTGCAACCCACTCGCCGTCAAGCATTCGCTGTGCGACGGCAGGGCTGATGCCTGCCCGTCGCATCACGTCAGCCATAATTCCGTTCAGTACACGCTGTGTCATTGGCAACTCTCACATGTCTCGGGGTTCTCTAGGTCACAGGCAACGACGATCTCTTCGTCTGCGTCGTCGCCCCAGTCAATGTCGATAGCGTCGTCGAACTGCTCAGCCATGTCGCCCAACACTTCCATCAGGCGCCGAGGGTGCGGTGATACTTCGCTCATCGCTTCTTCTTTGTGGCCTTCTTGGCAGCCTTCTTGGCTGCAGCCTTGCCAGCCTTGGTGTACGGGTACTTCTTACCGCCGACATTCGGCATGTCTTCCTCCTGGGTTTTCCACAGGTGCCCTGTGGTTGTGGACAATAACACCGAGATCTGTTTGTCATCGACATACGCAATCCCGTTCAACGCATCTAAGACGGCTTTCAGGTAGTTGTCGATGTCGCCACGCAGCAGAGACGGCAGTTCTGTAGGCGCCACCTCTACCCACATGCCGTGTTTGTCGAAGTCGACAGACACCAGCACAGGGCCTTCCAACGGTTTGCGTCTACCGAACTTCTTCTTCCACAGAGCTGCGATCTCGGCCTCGTGTTGCAGCGTGGCTGTGGGGGTGAACACTCGCCCACGGCGCCCAAGCCGAGGGCGTTGCTTCACCTTCGGCTTGAGTTGCATGTACATGCGCATGGGCTGGCGTCTGGTCATCTCCAGTTGATCCCTTTGGCTTCTGCCTGTTTGATGATGCGGCGTTGTCTGCCTGACTTGCCGCCCCAGATCCCCATCCATTCGTTGTTGTCGAGGGCGAACCGCAGGCACTCGTCTTTGACGGTGCAGGGGGCACACAGCTTTTCTGCTTGTTTCTGTGCAGAACCGCCACGCTCAGGGAAGAAGTAGTCGGGGTTGATGCGGGTGATGCGGCAGTGGGCTTGTTCGACCCAGTCCTGGGTGGCGTTGGTCAGGTGTTCAGCCATCGAGATCCTTTGACACGACGAGGAAGTACACGACAGCTACTAGCCACAGGAGCGTCATGAATGCGATGCACTCAAGCATCTTCGCCGTCTGCTAGTGCCGAGGGGTAGCCGCAGGCTGCGTAGCCTGCGATGTCGACCCAGTGGTCCCTGAGTGCTGGCGAGGTCTTCATGCGTGCCACCTTCACCAGCATCATCATCACGGCCACGTCTGCCCGTGTGAACGGGCTGCGCATGTACGCAGACCACAGGCTGGCGATGTCGTCGAAGTTGTCTTCGGGGTCGCCGTAGTCCTTGTTGCGGTCGCTGCAGACAGCTTCTTCTGCTTCTAGCAGCACAGCCCGTCGGTTCTGTTCTCTGGGCCGATCTGCAGGGTCAATGTTGATCATGAGTTGCCTTTCTATGACACAGCCCCAGATGCTTTGGCCAGCATCCTGTCGAGCTGTGGTCGTCCTCTGTCTGCACGATGATCCCACTTAGGTGCGTGCTGGTCATGCGCTTCGTACAGAAACTCCTGTGCCTCTGACAGGGACAGGTCGCACTTGGTGAGTTCACGGCTGAATGCCCACAGCCATTCGGAGCGGTCGTCCTGTCGGCCGCAGCCGTTGGTGTACATGTGCCAGGCCAGGCCAGACATGCGTCGCCGTGCCGACTTGGCACGGCTCACGCTGCCACTACCGAAACTCTTGGCCGTCACTAGCTGCGGTGCTTTGTACAGGGCTGCCAGCGGCTCCAACGTGGGGGCGTCTACAGCTGTGGCGTGTGCGGCTGTGACGAACTCGTCGAGGGTGTGGTCGACGACCATGCGGCGGTGCTCGTCGGCGCCTGGGTTGTCGCCTGGGTACGGCAGTCTGACGTAGTTGCCGATTGCGCCGTCTGCCAGGGTCGACTGCTTGGGGTTGATCTCACGGGTGGGTGCCTGTGCGATCTGTGCAGCAGCGAGCAGGGCGTGACGCATGAGTTGTGCGGGCACCCAGTCTTGGGCGAACACCCAGACGTGGTAGCCCTTGGAGCGGGAGCGTTCGATCCAGCCTGTGACGCCGAACTTGCGGAGCACGGTGACGATGTTGCTGGCGTGGATCAGTGACGCTTCTTCGCCTTCGTCTACGTCGATGCAGCCCCAGTGGACGACGAACCCGTCGGGGGTTTGCACCATCGGGTACACGCCTGCCTGTGGCCCGCCGTTCAGGTGTTGCTGCATCTGTGTGACCCACCAGGCCATGTGGTCGGCGGTGGTCTTGTGTGGGCTGCGGTCGCAGCCGCCTTCTTCTGTGCCGATGACGGCAGGGTTCCCTTGGAACAGGGTGATGAATGTGTCGGTCATGTTCCCCCCTAGAACATGGGTCGGTCGGGCACCTCGGCGGGCTGGCTGGCTGCGACCTCGTCCTTCAGGGCTTGCAGGGCTGCAGCGTTGTGTTCGGCCCGTGAGGCTGTGGGGCCTGCCCCGTCGTCCATGCGGACGAAACGGTCGCCTTCCTGCATGGGCCTGATGGCGCCTGTCTCAGAGGCGATGTGCAGGTCGACGTAGCCCGTCTTCGACGGTGGCCGCTTGTTCTTCACGACACCGACGGTGATGCTGTTCTGCTCCGCCTCACGCTCGTAGGCGTCCAGCGACTCGTCCTGGCACTTGCGGAACACTTCGACCACATAGGTGGCTTCGTTCTCGCCGCCGTACCGCATGCCGTCCATGCCTTTGGCCTGGCCACGTTCGCCACGCTTGCCCTGATGCAGGCAGACGACGGGACGTTTGGTGCCTTTGGCGAACCGCTTGAGTTCCTGCACCTTCCATGTGACGCCGTCGTGGTCTGCGTCGCCAGGGATCAGTTCCAGATAGTCGATGAAGATGCCCTGTGTAGGCGCCTCCCAGTACGCCTCGCATTCCATGACGGCTTTGCGCATGTCGTTGAAGTCGAGTCCGTCGTCGATGACGACGAGGTTGGGGAAGTCGTCTGCGGCGACTGTGCGCAGCAGTTCGATCATGTCGTTGTCGCCTGCCTTGATGGCCTGCTCGACATGCTCGGGGTTCAGCCCTCGCATGATGGCTGCGAGCTTCATCAGTACAAGCTCGGCCATCTCGTCAGGGGTGAACAGGATGAAGCGGCCGTGTGCGTTGTTGCAGATGGCCTGCATGACCAGCTGTGTCTTGCCGCTGTGTGCTCGTCCCGTAACGAAGCACAGGTCGCCGTTGCCGACGCCTCGCATCATCAGGTCCAAGTCTCTGATGCCCCACATCAACCGTCCTTCGGTGTTCTGTAGAGCGTCGACCAGCGGGTCTACCGCTGATCCCAGGTGACGAACGAACCTCCACTCGGGGGCAGAC